GGGTCAAACAGCAGAAGATTACCAAAGACAAGCACTAGAGTCAGATATTGCTAGATTTGAGTTTGAGGAAAACAAACCTTACACTAAACTACAATCTTACTTATCTGCTGCATACGGTGCTCCTATGGGTCAAGTCTCTACGACTACATCATCAGGAGGAGGTAAATAATGGGTGCTCCAGTATTAATAGGTGCAGGTATCGGAGCTGCAACATCTTTAGCCACAGGTGGAAATCCTTTACAAGGAGCTTTACTTGGTGGTATTGGTGGTGGTACATTTGGTGGATCAGGAGCTTTAGGTTCTGGTTTTACAGAAGGTGGTTTATTTAGCTTAGGGTCTGGTTTATCAGGTGCTGGTACTGTAGCAACATCAACTCCAACATTAGGTGGTTTGGCATTAGAAGGCGCTACAACTGGCGCAGTCGGTGGTGCATTAGCAGGAGGTGGTGCAGCAGGTGCTACTGCTAGCCCATATGCTTTTGGTAACAACGCATTAGAAGTTACAGGCAATACAATGAATCCTGCATTAATTGGTTCATCTGCTGGCGGTCAAATACCATTTACTGGTGTAGACAGAGCAATAGATGCTATTACTCCAAGCGGTGGATATGACCCAAGTGGTGGTAATTTTATATCTAATATGGTTAAAAAAGATCCTATGGGCTCAGCTATGCTAGCAAACGCTAGTGCACAAAATTTATTAAATCCACAAACATCAGGCATCACTCCTCCACAATTAGGAGAAATTCGTAGAGGTGCAACTGAGCCAGATGTAGGTGCACCATTGAATGTATTAAGTCCAGCAGACTATGGTACAGATATGGTAACAGATGAAATTGGTGTTACAGGTGATGTATATTCAGTATTTCCAGAACGACTAAAAGGTTTTGGTGGTCGTGGAATGTTTTATAGATAAGGAATAAAAATGTTATACGGATTATTAGATGATGATTTTAACCTCTTCGGTGGAGGTATTGCCAATTCTTTGCTGACCCCAGATCAAAGTAAAATGCTTACAAATCAAGCATTAAAAACGGCAGGTTTAACTACAGCATTAAGTTATTTAGCACAGCCTAAAAACAGAAATGTTGGTAGTTTTGTTCCTTATGCTGCACAAGCTGGATTACAAGGTTTTGGTGCTGGTCAAAATATATACAACATGGGACTAAGTTCTGTATTAAGAGACAAAACTCTTACAGCAGCACTTGGGAAACAATCCAATAGCCCATTTGCTAAAGTTGATCCTACAAAGATTGATTTCAATAAAACTACATCAGAAGATATAGCAAATTATCAAAAAACTCAAGACCCAACATATTTAAAATTTGTTGCAGAAAAACCAGAAATGCCTTCTTATTTAGGCAAAGCTGAGTTAGCAGAAACAGAGCTAATTGATACATCTAAAAACTTAGCTACAGAAACAGATCAATTTATGAAGCAATTTATGGATGGCACAATTCCAACAGGATTCTATGAAAAAGCATATTTAAGAAAAATGCAAGGCGCAGGATCAAAATTCTTATCAGATTCACAAAAACAACAATTAGCTGATCTAAATAGATATGAAAACTTTAAAACTAGATTAGTCAATGAATCATTAAGACTCAACAAAGGTGTTCAAACAGAGGGTGATGCACAGCGTGCAGCTAACGAGTTCCAAGCTGCTGACACTTATGAATCACAAATGTCTGCAATGGCTGAGTTAAGACAAATTAATGCTAGAGGTATGCAACAACGATCAGATAGATTAAATCTTGCAAGAAAATCAGCAGGATTAGAAACTATTGATTATGGTGCTAATATTGACTATCAACCATTACAATTACCAGAAAGCACTCAAGCAATTGATATTGTAAAAAATATTCCAAACAATGTATTCATGAATGAGCAGTTTCCTGTAGTTAAATTACCACAGAATGATGAACTTGCAGAATCAATATTCAAACGAATTCCTATTGGTGGATATTTTATGGATGCTGATGGCAGAGTCTTAAGAAGAAATAAATAATACAAGGATAAACTATGGGATGGCGAGACAATGTATCTATTATAAGCGGTGATAAGTTTACAGAAACTACAACAGATGCAACAAAATTATCGGATGACCAAGTCCTTAATATTATTGATGAATATAACATACCTGCACAAACAGTTAGACAAATAGCGCAAGGTGCATCTTTTGGTTTTGGTGATGAGATAGAAGCTGGAATTAGATCATTCTTTGGTAAACGAGATTATAAAGATATTAGGGATGAGTTACGCACTAAACAACAATTATTTGAACAAGACTACCCATTAGCTGCTACTGGATTAGAGTTAGCAGGATCTATTGCCGCTCCACTAGGTGTTGCTAAAACTGCATTAGGTCAAACAAAAGTAGCAAAACAAGTTGGAGATGCACTTAAAAGTGGATCTGCTAAAACTAGAATTGGAACAGGTGCTGGAGTAGGTGGTGCTAGTGGTGCTATGTACGGTGCAGGAACTGCACAAGAAATCTCTGACATACCTAAAGATGCAGCTACAATGGGAGCAGTGGGTGCTGTTGGCGGAGCTGTATTACCAGAAGCAATCAGGGGTATTGGGTCTGTTGGTGGTAGTGTAGTTAGAAATATTGGTGAAAGACTTGGAAAAGGCGATGCTGATGCAAATGCTACCAGACTGTTAGCGCAAAGACTTGCAGACGAAGGTCTAGATGAACAAGGTGTTACAAAAAGACTAAATGAGTATAAACAAGCAGGAGTGTCAGATGCAGTCATTGCTGACTTAGGAGAAACATTAAAAGATCTAGGATACTTGTCATATTCTATACCATCTAAATCTAAAACTGCGACTCGTGAGTTTTTAGAAGGTCGTGCATCAGATGTTAAACAAGAAACATTTACTAACCTTAGCCAATCAGCAGGTATACCAACTGACAAACTCGGAGTTAATTACTTAGATGAGTTAATAGCAACTAATAAACAACGAGCAAAAGATGCTTATAAAGGTATTGAGGGAGAGGTAATTAGCACCGCACCTTTTAGAAGATACAAAGATAGAGATGTGATGAAAAAAGCATACAAAGAAGCAGAAAAATTAGCCAATGCAGAAGGTGAAAGTATTGTTCCTTACGAACAGTTATTTGATGGAACAACAGTTAGTATAAAAACATTACAACAAATAAAGCGTGGCTTAGATGCAGAAATATCTGGCGCTGGAACAAAAGACTTTAAATTAACACCATATGGTGGCAGTGTTTCAACATTGAGAAAAGAGTTTGATTCTTTAATAAAGAGTAAAAATAAAGCATATAAGGAAGCAGATGAATTATTTGCAACAGATGTCAAAATCACAGATGCTTATAAAATGGGTGAAAAATACAACACGATGGATGTACGGACTCTTAGAAAAAACTTCTTAAATGCAACAGATGCTGAGAAAAAAGCATTTCGTGTTGGAATGATGTCTAACATTGAAAAAGAACTACAAAAAATGACTACTAATGACTTATCTGCCAAAATATTTAAGTCACAGAAACAAAAAGAAGCACTACGATATGTTTTTCCAACTACAGAATCTTTTAATAAATTTAAAGATATGGTAAAACTGCAACAAAATAAATTAGACACTGGTAGACAGGTTCTAGGTGGATCACAAACTGCTAAAAGAGAGTTAATAAAAGAAGAAGCAGAAACTACACAACAAGTCTTAAATTATGGTTTAAATGTAGCATCAGGACAAGGGGTTATACCGGCAGCATTAGGTGCACTAAGAGGTTTAGTAAACCAAGCTAGAATTAGTCCTGCAACAGCAGAGTCATTAAAACAAAAACTGTTTCAATCTAGTAATGTTGATGATGTACTAAAAGAAATTACTGAGTTACAGAAAAAACAAGCCATGAGACCAGCACCAAAAACATCTTATTATGGCGGTGTTATCCCATCACTATTAGCAACAGAGGAAGAAATTCCGGTTATTGATATTGTTGGTGGACAATATCCCAGATGATATGGCACACACTAAAACTACCCCCTATAAACTTATACAACGCACCAAAAAGAAAGGATTCTGATGGAGAAGGTTCAAGAAGCAGTAGCAGTTCATTCGGCAGAGATTGACCATATGAAAAGAGATATAGATCATATACTAGCTAAAGTAGATAAAATGGATGCCAAGATTGATAATATTGAAAAATGTTTATCAGAATTAAGTGGTGGTAAAAAAGCTATGATGTGGCTCATAGGGGTAGTCATTGCTGTGTTAGGTTTTTTATTTGGACACTGGATGGATAAATGATAGGAATATTAGCAAAAATATTAGGTAGTGGTGATGTTATTAAAAAAGGTCTAGAACTTATAGATGATATGCACACTTCTACAGAAGAAGAAATAAAAGCAAAGAATGATGCAAAGATTGCTTTGCTTGCCGCATATGCACCATTTAAATTAGCACAACGATACCTAGCAATTATGTTTTCTGGAGTGTTTGTATTTATCATGCTAAACGGTGTACTGGGTGCGCTATACGGTATAATAGATATGAACAATGTTAATGAAGCCAAAGCATTTGCTAATGAAATGTGGTTAGGTGAAATAATGTTAGCAATAGTTGGTTTCTATTTTGGCGGTGGTTTATTTGAATCAGCGAGAAAGAAATGAAGCTAAGTCCTAATTTTTTATTATCAGAATTTACATCTAGTCAAATATGTGAAAGAAAAGGGTGGGATAATACACCCCCACCTGAAGTCTTAAATAATCTTAAATTTTTAGCACAGGAATTAGAATATGTTAGAAATATACTTGGTCATCCTATGTATATTAGTAGTGGTTTCCGTTGCGATCTTCTTAATAATTATTTGGGAAGCAAGCCAACTAGCAGCCACAGACAGGGTCTTGCGGTGGATTTTCGTTCTAATGGCTTTGGCGATCCCTATATTATCGTCTCTGCTATCGTTATGGCAAAAGTAAACTACGACCAAATAATTTTAGAGCACTACAATAAAGAAAAGCAAACAGGATGGGTTCACTTGTCGTTCAAACAAGTAGATCCACGCAATCAGGCATTAATTATTGACAAAGATGGGGTACGACCCTTTGAAGATACTATTACTTGATATAGAAACATCTCCTAATACTGCTCATGTCTGGGGATTATATAACCAAAATGTGAGTCTAAACCAACTCATGGAATCTAGTTATGTTATGTGTTGGGCAGCGAAGTGGTTAGACGAAAAAGAAGTATTTTTTAGCAGCATTATGGAAGACACTCATCGTAAGATGATAAAGAAGATATACGCTCTTTTGTAAGAAGCTGATGCGGTGATACATTATAACGGTACGAAGTTTGATATACCAACGCTCAACAAAGAGTTCCTATTACTAGGACTTACTCCCCCATCACCTTACAAAGAGATTGACCTACTTAGGACATCACGATCCAAGTTTAAGTTCCCTAGTAATAAACTAGATTATGTCGCACAAGCATTAGGTCTTGGTGGAAAAGTAAAACATATTGGTCATGAGCTGTGGATACGGTGCATGAACAAAGATAAACAGGCTTGGGATATGATGAAGAAATATAATATCCAAGATGTTGTATTGTTGGAAAAGGTCTATGAAAAGATGTTGTCTTGGATTAGAAACCATCCAAACCATAATAGTCATAGTCAGGGTGTTGTTTGTCCTAATTGTGGCGGCAGTAATCTTATTAAGAGAGGCTTATCTTGCAATACAAATACCGTTTATCAGAGGCTACGTTGCAAAGACTGCGGAAAATGGTCGAGAAGCAACAAACAGATGAAAGACTTAAAAAAATTCGAGTCCGCCATCAGCATCTAGGGAGAAGTATGGATATAGACGAAATAGCAGAAGTAATGACTGGCAAGATCATTGAAGAAGTTATGGTGACTTACGGTGAGGACACTATGACATTATTCTTGTCAGATGGTTCTAGTATTGAGATTGTTATAGATTCTATCTATGCAGACATACCGGAACTTGATGACTAAAAGAGTTATTACCCTGCCAGACGGCACAGAAACAGATAATTATAGTCAAGCCTACCAAAGGTATTGCGAAGCACTTAATCTCTCCAAGAAGCCGCTTATGCAACGCCAAGCATGGCTAAATAAACTACAAGATACAAAACGAGTTGATACTTTAAAGTATTGGTTAAAATTAATATGGGAAAATAAGTAATGGCAAGAACTCTTAATCAAATTGGGTTATTAGATCCAAAGTTAAAACAAGCAGATCCTAATGCTATTCCATCAAAACAATATTATTTGAATAATGTTTATACAGGAAATACTATACAACCTACTCCAAGAAATGAAATAATTGGTGTTTTAGCTGATGCTGCCAACTATACAATGCCAAAAGCATTATCAAGTGTTCCTGATTTGTTAAATGAAATGTCTTATGGTGAAATGCCGTATACTGGAACTAAATTGACAACACGAGTAGATCCAAGAACTTTAGATTTTTTAGATGTTATTCCATTTGCTGGAATAATTAAAGGAGCAGAAAAAACAGCTAAAGTATTATCTAAACCATCATTATTAAGTGCAGATAAGTATATAGATAGAACATATAGAAACTTTCCAGAGTTTAAAGAAGCATATAAAAAGATAGATAAAAATATTGCGCCAGAAACATCAATGGGTGGTCGTTTATTAAATACTGATGTAGCTCGTGAACTATTTCCAGAGTATGTGCAAAACAGAACCAGATCATCAGATGTGCATGAAGGAGCAAGTACATTTACAAAAGAATTATATGCTGACAAATTAAGAAATCCTACACCAGAAGGATATGACAAGATTGTTTCATTTACTGCCGGTGGCACTGGAGCTGGAAAATCATCAGGAACTGCAAAATATACAACTAAAGCAGAAATGATATATGATACCAATATGAGTACTTTTGGAAGTGCTAAACAAAAAATTGACGATGCTTTAGATGCTGGAAGAGGTGTTGAAATTAATTATGTTTATCGTGATCCAGTAGAGGCTTTGAAAAATGGATCATTAACACGAGCTAAAAATCAAAGTGCAAAATGGGGAACAGGCAGAACTGTACCATTAAAAGAACATTTAAAAACACACGCTAGTGCAAGAGATGTAATTGAGAAGGTTGCAAAAGAATACTTTGATGACCCAAGAGTTAAGATTCGTTTAATCGATAATTCTGGGGTAAAATCAAAACCAGTTACATTTGACAAATTACCTAAAATAGACGAAAATAAGGTGTCTAAGGAATTAAAAGAAGCTTTAGACGATATGTATAAAAACAATATTATAACGAAAGAGATTTATGAAGGATCTAAATAAAAAGGTAGATTTACAAGGATCGCAAGAATTTGCAAATGCGATTAACGAACAAATAGCAGAAGATAAAGCAATGGCTGCTATAGGTAATAATAATTCTTTATTAGGTACAGATAAAAAAAAGGGAGCATAAGCTCCCAATTTTAAGTTAGTCTAGTTACTTTTCAAAAAAACATTCTACAATCAAAGTTACAATAAAGATGGGCATCCAAACGATGCCCAACACATACAGAACAAAAAACCAATCTTCTATCATTATTTATCCTCCTTAAACATATCGTGTAATTCCCCAATAAGTCTTTCAGTAAACTCCTCAGGTGACTCATTAGGAACTTGACCAAAATATTCTGCTAAGTCTTGATCTAACTCTTGAAATATATCTTTTACTTTTGGCATAATTATCTCCTTAGTCTCTGTTTTCTACTTGATTAATTAAACGCTGATCTACATTGTACTTAGGCTGCTCTTCAGTGTCTCTTTCCCAGTCGGCTTCATACCTAGCTTGATCAAACTTGTAGAAGCTATCAGGCAACTTACTAAAACCGTAATTCTCTACTAGGTAAAAGTCATCTTTATAACCGACAACATCACCAACAGACACACTGTGCATTGCACCAAGAATTTTTACATCAGGATTATCCCAAGCGTTGTTACCTTTACCAAACACATCTTCCAAATCTTCCGCCATAATATCAGCGACATGATTGTAGTCTTGGTATCTGATGTTAGCTTTAGCTAACTCTGCTTTGCTTTTGAAATGTAGGTCAATGTTTCTTCTGTGACGACCTACTGCGTTATGACCAAACTCATTGATACGGTCATGTTCAGGTCTTGATAGGTTGACTTGGTAAACTTTGAATTGCTTTTTCATTTTTATCTCCTTAATTAATTATCACCACATAATTATTATCTGACATATCAAATAACTTGTCAAGCATTTTATAATAATAATATTAAAAAAATTCCACCTATTGCAACTAAACATATTTCGTTAAAATCCATGTTTATTCCTCCGCAAATATCACTTTATTGTTTGGAAACATTTTATAGCGTTTACCTGTAATATGATTTTCAACTTCAACTCTTACACCGCCATCACCTTCTTTAAAAAACTGTAGATCTAACCACATACCATCAATCGCTATTCTTTTTGTTATCATTTTTACAATACCCATGCCCTTCTAAATTAATACCACACCAATATTTCTTTTTGTCATAAATACGAGAAGGCATACCGCATTTACACTTTTTTAAAGTTGGTGATTTTATAGCCATTAGTCTTCATCATGCAATGGATCTTCGATCCACTCACTGGGCATAACTGGACTAGCCATTTCTTCAGCAATAATCTCATCGTAAATTTTTTCTTCTTCATCTAAATACCATCTTTGTTTACGACATTCTTCTTTGCATTGCTTTGCCCATGCCAAGCGTTCTGATTTAGTAGCATTTTTATAACCTCTTCTATGAGAATATTTTGTTTGATTACCTTTGCAATATCCTATAGTTTCTTCTTGAGTTTGCTTTGCTTTTATTACATCAAATGTTTCTATACCACCTTTTTTATAGTGGTCTGGATTAATTGGATCGCTCATTTTACTACCTCTTTATCTACAATAATTAAATCTTCAAAGACTATACACTTAGTGTCTTTAACCTGTAAGTAGATGCTCTCTATATCCATCGACTTAATTAGTTTGCCATCATGACAAATAAACTCTGGTCTTGGCTGCTCTTTTATTAAATCATAATGCACATAAATTCCAAGTGCAAGAAAGAAGAATAAAAAGCATACAAAAATTTTAATACATTTCATTAGCATATTCTAATTCTCCATTTTTTCTCTTACGCAGTACAGTTGGTATAATCTTATTAAATCTAGATGAAAGGAGACCAGCTATGTGGACAACACCATCAGCAACTGAAATGCGTTTCGGTTTTGAAGTAACAATGTACATTTGCAACAAGTAATTGTTAAAAAAATGGGGAGCTATAAACTCCCCTTTTTTATTAAAACGGAACATCTTCTTCAAGCTCTGCCTGAGCCGGAACAGATCCAGCATCTGTATACATAACTCTTACATTACCAAGAATAGGTGTTTGCACACCGTTAGTTCTCTCTTCTTTAGTAACACTTTGACTAATGAATCCATTATTATCGTATTTATCTTTATTATCAATATCTACAAATGTAGTCAGGTTTAGGTAATTACCTTTTTCACCTTTATACAATCTGCTTTTATCAATCTTAGATACATCAATACTAATATTTAATCCTACTTTCATATTATCTCCTTATTATAAATAGG